TCAATCTTCTTTGGCGAGCTCGGTGTCCTGAGCGATCAATGCAATGAGCGCGTTCTGCTGGCGGTGAGCGAGCTGGCGAAATCGCTGCAGAAGCTCTCGCTCGTGAAGAGACAGCTCTGGGCTGTCGAGCCGCATGCTCAGATCTTCATCCAGTGCGCCTTCCTGCAGCAGGCTCTGCTCCAATCTGGCGATGATTTCTGAGTTCATGCTGCGGTGATGATTCCGCGCTACCTCGGCGATGCGTTCACGCATGCCGTCGGGAAGCCGAACAACGAATTTGTCAGCCGTACGGCTGGAATAAACTGCCTGTTTCATAGGGCGCATAATTAACCGGTTAGTCAGGTGGGCGTGCTGGCGTATTGCCGGGGTAGTCACCGGTCTGACAACCACCAGTACTCGCTGTTCCGTCAGCCAGGTTAAAAATTAGGAGACGGCTTCATGACGCCAATTGTACGTCGATATTCTGATTAGTAAACTGCTCGTGCTATCAAAATGCCTTTACTGTGAACCAGTCTGATTATCGTCCGGCTATGGGGTCTTAGCGCAGCACTGGATCGAACTTGATCCTGCGTCCGATCATGAGTGCGATCAGGGATAAGCTTCCGAATATGCCAAGTCCTGCCTTGCACAAGGTATCCAAGGTCGCCAGGCTTTGGGGGGCCAGGAAGGCACCGTAGCCGCACGCTGCGGTAAGAAGCAAGCAAGTCAATGCAAATCTGGACATGAGTAACTCCTTTTGCGGAACCATCCGCGCTCAACTGAATCCCTTAGAACACCCAGCGTTGCGGTTGAGTGAGCACGCTCGCCTCGCCTGAGTTGAGGGTGGTGATCTGTGCGTGTTCCAAATTGCTCGTGCGCTGAATGGAGAACTGGGAAGAGGGCTCGTATCGCTGTTGCTGCGGTTCGGCGGATGGCAGCTGCGAGGCTGTCAGGGCGGCAAATGTAAAGCCTGTAGTAAGAAGAAAAGCCGACTTGATCATGAGCGTTATCCTTCGCGTCACGTTAACTTTGCCTAGCTATTGCAGTAGCTGTGCCAAAGTTTATCTGGGTAAAAATTCTTATAAATCAATAAGTTGGCTTTGTGTTGGGGCGAGTATTGCTTGCGCTTTGCACGGATGACTGATAGCGGTCATGCAATTTGCATTGCTTGAGTGTGAGGGGCGTATTCGGCTGTAGGAGGCTGCATGGCATCAGGTCTACGATGCGCATGACAAATCGTGCTTGGCTCGTTACCATGCCCGCCGCGTTATGTCCCAGTAGCTCAATTGGATAGAGCATCCCCCTCCTAAGGGGAAGGTTGTGAGTTCGAACCTCGCCTGGGACGCCATATATTCCGCGCCTTCCAGCACTTTTCACCTTCTTGAACACTGCGCCCATGGGTGCAATGTGGGTGCAAAAGAAAGCCCCGTCAGCGCGAAGCATAACGGGGCGGTTCCCCCCTTCCAGAATCACTCTGGTCAGGATCTAGCGCAGCCTCTCGCCGGCTAGATGGTGTTTGCTGTCGCTGGCAGGCGTGCAAATTGCACGAAAGGATTCTAGCCACACAGCGTGACGGGGTTTTGCGAAACCGAGGCACTCGCCGTCCAATCCTCGTCCTGGCTATCCCCTTGGGGCCGTCCAGGCTACGGTGTGAATCAGAGCTTGGTGACCTCGCACATACAGGTCATTTCCGAGCGGGTGTTGTTCGGCAGCAGGGCTTTCAGGTTGAACCGCTTGCCGTGGTAAACGAGGCGGTCGGCCGTGGTCAGGTCGTCACGGTAGGGAATAGTCACCTTCGCCGTGGTCGTGGCCTGCAACTGCCCAGCGCCTAGAAATTCGTCTCCGCGCACGCTGTCGATAGCAGCCCATTCGGTGCCGATGGTTGCCCAGCCGGTTTGCCAGCCTCCCATGCCGTCCGAAACCTTCGACTCGCGCTGGATCTCGACGGGGTGTCTACGTCTTCCGGCGCCCATCACAGCACCGCCATAGAGCGATACGGGGCCAGCAGGAGCTGATAGGCCGTGTTCTCATGGATGGGGCGGTCCACTTGGCGCTCCCGGTTGACGTACAGATCGCCCGTCAGCAGCAGCACCGCGCACTGGATCGCCTCGGGCATCGGGTCGGGCAAGTCGCTGCCCAGGTACTGCTCGACGTGACGGGTCGCGGCGTCCAGGTAGAGCGCGATCAGCGGATCTTCCAGGGCGTGCATGACGCGCAAATGCTGCTTGGCTTCGGCTACGGTAATCATACGAAAAACACCTCGGTATCAATTTCAATGGGGGCGGCTGCGGCTTGGGCTGCGCCCATTGCCATTGCGAGTGCTTGCAGGCCGTCGATTCGGCCAGTGCGGCGGGACTTGTCCAATTTGCGATTGCCGCTTGGGTCTTTGGTGGCGACGGCATTGGCGGCGCACATACTCAGCACCGGGTGGTTGCCGTGGGCGATGCGTCCGTTCAGCAGCTCGGCTTCCAGAGCGTCGAGTGCCGGGGCCATTGATTGGAATCCCTGCCCAAACGGCACGAGTGGCAGCTCGATACCGATGCGCTCGAACTCTTTCTTGAGCACGTCCATACGCCAGCGGTCGAAGGCAATCGACTGGATATCGAGGCCATCCAGGATCTCCACCATATCGAGCGCCACGGCTTCATAGTCCACCGTCGCGCCGGGTGTCGTGCGCAGATAGCCTTCGGCGGCCCACTGGTCGTACGGGGCGCGGTCCTTCTTGGCGCGGTCGAATAGACCTTGCTCCGGCGTCCAGAAGAACGGGCGAACCTGCCAGACGCCAGCGGTTTTGCCGATCAGCACAAGCGCCGTCAGGTCGGTACGGGCGGACAGGTCCAGGCCGGCATACACAGGCCCGTCGAAGGGCTCCGGCTCGGCATCGCAGGCCATCCACACGTCAGGCGATATGAACGGGCTATCGAGGCTCACGCGTTGGTTGAGTAGCAGCAGCCTTGCCGAACTGCTCATGCTCGGCATACGGGCGGCTTGCTGCATCTGCTCGCGTAGATCGTCCTCGGAGCGGAACAGGCCCAGCGCCGGGTTGGCGGCTTTCCACGCTTCAACGTCCAGCAGGTCGCAGCCCTTCGGCGCGGTGTACAGGTGGCACACGATGCGCGGGTCTTTCGAGCGTTGGGCGTCGTCCAGTTGGATCGAAAGCCAATCTGCATCGGAGGCCGCTTGCGTGCTGATGATGATTTGCAGCGGGTCCGAATGTGCTCCCTGCGCTGTCAGCAAGGCGTCGATAAAATCAGACTGCGGCCCGCGTACCTGCCCCCATTCGTCCCCAACAATCAGCGCAGGGCTAAGTCCGTGGGCGGTCTTGCCGTCAGCCGCCAAGGCGCGAAACTCAGTATTCAGTGGCAGGCCGATCAGGCGTTTGCCACTCGGCACGATGCGGACAATCTTGGACAGGGCCGGCGATAGCTGGACCATCTTTGACGCCAGGTTGAACACCAGCGCGGCCTGGTCACGGCTCATCGCACCTGATACCAAGCTCGAATTCTGCTTGGCTTCCGGTCCGACCAGATGGGCCAGGATCAGGCCGGCGATCAGACCGGACTTCCCGTTCTTGCGGCTCACGGAAAGGATGGCGCGCCGGGTGCCGTGGGGATTTGAATACACGTCGCGGATGAACTGTTTCTGAAACTCCGCCAGTAGCAGCGGCTTGCCCACGTCCGCACCTTCTGGCGTGACTAGGTACTTCTCGCAAAAGCTGATGATCTTCTCGGCGCGGCTCATTGCATCGTCGCCAAGGGTGGAAACGGTTTTTCCACCCTGGCTGCTGGAACAATTTGTTCCACCAGTCTTCCTAACCTCCTTCCGGCCGCTCATTGCATCGTCGCCAAGGTAGGGATCAGGTCGTCATCGAGCTGAGCGCGGGCGTCTCGCTCCAGAGCGGCACCTTTCGGGATGTTCTGCGCCTTGCCCACGGTAGCGATGGTGTCCACCTTCAACTGCCGGCCAGTGGCCAGAGCGCGGCGGCTCATCTTGTCGAGCAGATCGCAGGCGGGGTTCGGCTTGCCGTCCACCAGCAGCCCGTCATTGTCGATGGCATCTTGCAGCGCCTCGATGTCGGCATAAGCGCGGGCCAGGCTCCCGGCCAGGATCAAGTCAGCGTCGGTCCAGGTGTCACGCGGGCGAGCGGTCACGATGGCATCCCAGAACGGCCTTGCCTGCTTGCTCACGCGCACAAACGCAGGCGGCGCTATAGGTCCAAGGGCTACCGCCTGAGCGGCTGCTATGGCGGCTCTGGCGCTGTCTGAGCGGGGGCGGCGTGGGGTGGTTTTCATGGCACTTAGCGATAAAAGAGCAGGGACCCAGCGGTTTTGCTATCGCCGGTTGCTGGTGATTTTTGTTCTCGATTCCACGGATGATCGGGGTCGAGCGGATTGCCTTTCACGTCGCAGCCCCACGTCACGGACTTACCCATGCTTGCCGCTGTCTTGAGCGAGTGGCATTCGTGGCAGAGCGCCTGCAAATTCTCCCGGCTGTTGTCGTCGGTGAAGTCGTCGCGGCTGTCCTCGATGTGATCCACGTCAGTGCTAGGCACTACCAGACCACGCGCTGTGCACATACGGCAGAGCGGTTCCTCAGCGAGTACCTGAGCGCGGAGGATCTTCCAAGCGGCGCTGTTCAGGCTGATCGTGCGTTTCTTCTTCATGCCGCTGCCCCTTTTGCTTGGCCTGGTTCTTCTTCCACTCGTCCAGTGGCGTCCCCAGCACGCGGTAAGGAAACGGGTTGTGCATCTTCAGTTTTCGCATCGTCGATACCTTCGATAGCTGGCAGGTTCTCAATGCGGCGCACCTCAGACCGGAGCATCCATCCGTCTTCGATACCGCGCTGATAGAAGTTCGCACGGGCCAGGCTGTCGCCACGCAGCAGGCCTTCAACGTTGTGTTCAACGAAGAACGCGGGGTTCGTGATGCACGCCCGGTTTACTGCCTGCTCCCACATAACGAGATGGCGGCGCAGGGTGTTGGTCACGAAGAAGCGGGCTAGCTCCACCACGTTGCTGTAGTTGGCCGCTTCCATATCGCCAATCATCACGGGCGGTACGCGGAACAGACGGGCAGTCTCGACGATGGACAGGCGCCGGGCTTCGATCCACTCGGCATCCTCAAGCGTCATGCTCACGGTCTTGAACGTCGCGCCTTGTGGCAGTACGGCGGTCTTGCCGTGGTTGCTCACACCGGATTGACCAGCAGCCCAGCTTTCGCGGATCTGGCCTGCCTGCTCTTTCGTGGTGCCGGGTGCTGTCTCGATGACGCCCGATAGCTTGGTGCCCTGCTCGAACATCTTCGCGCCGTGGGTGCGTTCAGCCAGGGCGAGGCCGATGGTGTCGCGGGCTACCTGAATCGGCGAGCGTCCGAGAATCCCATCGTCGGAGTGATAGCGCAGGTGCAGGACTTCATCGGCCAGCAGGCGGCGCTGGTTGCCCTTTCCGTCCGCGTGGTCATAGACCAGATTGCCCAGGCTCGAACGCAGCACCGTGACACTATCCGGGTGCATCGGCAGCAGGGCTTTCACCGAACCGTTCGGGTTCCACACGATTTCCGCATAGGCGTTACCACGCAGCAGAACATGACGCTGCATCTGCTCGCGGAACTCCAGAGCGGTCTGGTAGTTGTTCGGGGCATCGTGCAGCAGCTTGTACAGCGGGTGGCTGCGGGCCTTCTCGCGTCCGTCATCGGTGCGGCGGTACACGTCGAGCGGCAGGCTACCGACCGTCTCGCTGATAGCGGCCACGCACGCATACACGGCGCTGATACCTTCGGCGGTGGTTGTGTTCACGTCTACGCCAGCCACGCCAGGAAAGCCCGTCAGGCGGTCGTAATAGGTGTCATAGGCCGGGGTAGTCGGCTCGGGGCTGGCACGTTTGAACAGGCGTTGAATCAGGCTCATGCGATGGCCTCCAGGTACAGACGGGCCAGGCGAATCGAGCGCGGCAGCTTCGACCGGACTTGAACACTCGTCGCGTCATAGGCCGGGTTGGCCGTGATGGTGATCTCGAACAGATCCACGTCTCGCAATTCGCGGACGGGCTTCGCGCCTTCGGCCCAGGTGTCACGAACGGGCAGGAACCCGAACGAACAACCGGCCACGTCGCCACGCTTCACCAGCTCGGCCAGATCCCGGCCAAGGGTGGTATCAGGTAGGTCCAGCTCGAATGCCAGACCTTCGGAATCTTCAGTCAGTCGCAGAGTGCCGGCACCCAGGCGACCTAGGAGCGACTTGCCGTCATGCTCGTAAATCGCCCGGATGTTTCCAGCAGAAGCGGCGGCAAGCGTCCGGGTGAAGGCACCGGGGCGGATGACTTCCACAAACTCGCCCAGGTCCGTCTCAGAGTTGAACCGAGCGGCATAGCCGGTCAGCTTGCGTCCGTCAGGCTTCAGCCCATTGCTTGCGCGCCGTTCCATGGTTTAGCCCCCGACTGCTGCGGTAGCGACCACGAAGCCTTCGGGATGACGCACGGCGGTATCAACGGTGGCCATTGCGCGAACCTGAATACCGCCTCGGCTGTAGGCCGGCTCAGCGTATGGGTTGACCAGAATGTCCACCTCGGACCAGACGCCAAGCATGACTTGCGAGAAGTCGCCCAGGATCAGCTTGCCAGTCGGGACGCTCTTGCTCGCTGCCAGGGACAGGCCAGCCATTGCGCCGTTGTCGTACAGGAAGCCCGAACCGGAGCCAGTGACCTTCTCGGCAGCAGCCAGGGCGGTGCGGATCGCGGCAGTGGTCAGCCAGCGGCCATTGCTGATTTCCACGTCATCGAGCTTCTCCAGCATCGCCAGGACTTCGGCCCAGGTGGCCGGAATGTCAGCGACGGTCTGAATGCCGGGTGTTTGCAAGATGCCCAGCGGCTCACCCAGGAGGCCCGTGCCGTTGATGATGGCGCGGTCGATCTGCTTGGCGATCAAGAAGCTCAGATCCTCACGCACAAGCTGTTCGATGCCCGGCGCGGACTGCTGGATAAGCTGGCGGCTCATTTCGGTTTTGCCGCCAACGTGCTTCGGCTTCAGCGTCACCTGGTCGAAAGTCATTTCCTCTTCAGGCACTGCGCCGCCTTCAGTAACCCAGCCGGTTTCGAGGCCGGTGCCGAACTTCGGAATGGCAACATTGCCACGCAGGCCGGACAGGACGCGGATGCCCAGCGAGCGAGCCAGCAGAGCCTCACGCAGCGGGCCGATGTACTGGTCTGCGCGGTGATCGGTGCCGACCAGCTCGGGAGCGGTCGCGGTGGTGTTGGCGCGCTTCTCCAGGCTGGCGAAGGGTACGAACGCGCCTTCGGCTTTGCGGCCACTGCGGCGTTCAGCTTCGCGGGCATATTCGGCCTCGGCACCGTCCAGGCTGCGGCCCTCCATCTGAGCGCGAATCACGCGGGTGACGCTCACGGAGCCGGCCAGGCGGTCGAAGTCGGCAGAGGGTGCGCCCGATACCGGAGTGCCAGCGGCGCGGCGTTCTACTTCGCCCAGGTACTCGGCACGCTCAACCTGAGCGGACAGGGCGCGCTCTTCGGTCTTGAGGGTGTCGAATTGCTTGGTTTCGTCGGCAGACAGATCGCGGCCTTCAGCGGCTGCGGCATCTACCAGGGTTTTCATGGCGGCGACCTTGGCGGAGCGCTGCTCGCGTAGGGCGGAAATCTTCATTCGTTGATACCTATCGAGTTGGGATATGCCCATCTAGTTTACATGTAATGTTATACCATATCAATCATTCGGTTGACAGGCTGCGCCTTGGTGGTGTACCGGGTGGAAACCTTCCTCATTCCGGGATTTATTCCGTCTGCGAGTGAGACGATTTGGTCTCAGTGAGACGATTTGGTCTGAGTCGGCCCTGTTGGTCTGTCTCGCGTGTTGAAAACGACACAGTGTGTTGATTTCTACACAGTGGAAACCCAGCAGTAACCCAGCCGGTTAGGGTTGGGTTTCAACGGACGTTGAACAGGTGTTGAACGATTGTTGAACGCTTAGGGCACGATATGTGCTCAGTTCTGAGCGCATTAAAGCCCCGCTCGGTGGCGGGGGCTGGTGGGTCAGTGAATGCGCCTGGTGTCGAGTGTCGCCAGATCCTCGTCACTGAGCACGCCGGCAGCGAACAGTCCTTGCAAGAATCCCGACAGCATCTTGGTATCCAGCTCGCCCCGGTCGGCGTCGGCCTGGTACAGCTCCAGCGCGGCGACCGCTCCGTCACAGTGGGCAACCATTGGCGCGATCTTGGTGAACAGTGCGCGCTCTCCCGGCTTCATGGTTCGTAGCGCTCCAGCAGCTTGCCCAGGCGCTTGACGATCCCATCCAGAGATACGGCCAAATCTGGACGCATCTCTCCGTCACGGAGCTGGCAGAGGTCGGAGAAGATGCCGACTAGCATCACTTGGCCGAATACGTCGATGTGCGCGCCTTGGTCATCGACCACGATTCCGCAGTCAGGGTCGATATGAACGATGTTGGTCATGCTTCCTCTCTTGCCCCTCCAGCCTTATCGGCTGCTATGGGCTGGTAAACTTATAAGGGTCTTCAATTTTTGAAGCTACAAACCCCGCAATCTGGCTGATTACGCTTCAATTTTTGAAGTCTTCCTGCTGGTGGAAAAAACAACCGGACGAAACGGGAATAGAAGGCTTCATTTTTTGAGGGTGCGTCCTTCAATTTTTGAAGCTGGTAAAAATCTAAGCCGGTAGATCCCGAACCGCGAGACTTCGAAGGCCGCTTGCGGTCGCAGCGACTTCGAGGTTTTTGCCAGGGCATTCGTCAATCGGCACCCAAGTTAGACCGTAGAGCGCCGGTCTTGCCCCGTCCCTGCCTTTGTAGTGGGTGCGGGTCTTTACGATGAGCTCCCGCTCTTGGAGCTCTTTCAGCGCCCGTGACAGGGTTCCTTCGGCCATACCTCCCCACGCTTCCATCATCGTATGGGTCGCGGCCAGGTTTCCGTTGTTGCGGCCGTTGTATTGGTAGCCGAGGACCATCAACACTTTCAGTGCGGACGGAGAAAGCTCTCGGTAGTCAGGGTGTGCCATAAGTGCCTTGGGCTGGACGAACGCACCCATTGCGCCCCAATCGACTTTGGGCGTCTTCTTCTTCGCCATCAGTGAACCCCAGCAGAGCTGGCGGGTTTCCCCGCCAGCAAGTCTTACGCCGCGATGCGGGCCGGTTCTGCAATCAGGACATAGCGTCCGACGCGGTGTGGTGGGCGACCAGGCTCGGTCGCTTGGTAAGCCCACTCTGTACGAATGTCGTAACCACGGCGGCGTAGGCGGCGAATACAGCTTGGCGGATGGACGATATCCAGATCGCCAGAGGCTTCCAGGCTTGTTACGGGCGAGATCCTAAGCGCGGTCAGCATTCGATCGTCTTGCGCGCTCGCTGAATGAAGTGTCATAGTTCAGTCCTCACTTGGTGCAGTCCAATGTGTTTGCCCCTGGCGGTGTTGCAGCACCGCTTCGGGTTTCCTCTCTGCTTCCTTTCTCATGTCCATTCGTCCCTGTCCGGGGCGGCGTAGCCCCATGCTTCGTTGGCGGCCGCGTAGATCATCGAACCCAGCGCGGCCACCGCATACGCAAGGCTGCTCCGGTCGTCGTCGCTTAGGTGATGCTCCGATTCGTCGGCACCCAATAGCCGGCCGATACCTTCCAACCCTTTGCCGGCGTTCGTCAGCACCGCGGTGTTGCGCTGGATCATCTCGAACGCCTCGCGATCAGTGATGCGGCTCATTGCAGGCCCTCCACGCGCTTGATGCGCTCCGCTTCGCAATCCATGTAGTTGCTCAGATCGTCGGCGAGGTACTGCGCAAGGTTGGCGAGCTCTAGCGCATCGCGGCCGTTCTTGTGCGCGCAGTTGAGCTGGATCGCTCTTGCTATCGAGCCAAGCCACTTGCCGTGCTCACGCGCATAGGTCGCCAGGTCGTAAGCGTCGATTGCGTCCACTTTCTCAGTTGTTGCGGTGTTCATTTCGCTAGCTCCAGTCGAGAGGCGCCAAGGTGGCGCAGGTGTTCCAAGTCAATCAGTCGGGTATTGGTTGGCAGTGCCAGCCACCCAATGACTTTGCCGCTGCGGTCGATTAGGTGGAAGGCCCGCTCCAGGGCCTCAAAACGGGCGCTCATCGCGCGTTCTCCTTTGCCATCCGATTCAGCCAGGCGCGCAGTTCCTCGACGAGAATCAGGCGGCGCTTGCCTGCCTTGAACGACACGAGGTCGCCACGGGCGATGGCTTCATAAACGGCGGAGCGAGTTGTGCCGGATGCGCGAGCGGCTTCTTCAGGACCGACGGCGAGGGGTTGCAGGGTTGCGAGTTGGGACATGGTCTTCTCCATCTAGCCTCGGAATGGGGCTAGTGGTTGCCATCATAAACAGCTTAATTCTGTCCGTGCAAGCATTTGCTAAACAAACACGCACTCAACCGGATTGACGTTAAGTTGCTGGTAGGGCAAGCTCACCACATCGCCATTTTGATTGGCATTTATTGATAGGGATGTGGGGGCTCGGATGGCTACCAAGACGACAAAGAAGAAAGGGGAGACCAGTACGACCGTCAGCGTCGGTATACGGATTGACCCAAAGATCAAATTCGCGCTGGATTTGATGGGCAGAATGCAAAAGCGATCGCTAACAGCGGTAATTGAGTGGGCGATCTCAAACGCAATTGCCCAGCAGCAGTTCCGAGCTCCGGATGAAACGTTTGCCGATGCGATCGAGAAAGTTTGGTCCACTGACGAGCCGACGCGGTTCGTAAAGCAGGCGATTTATATGCCGGAAACGTTAACGTATGACGAGCTGCGGCTATGGGAAACGATCAAGAACAGTATGGACTTTTGGACCAATATGCCCGGAAGCGGTAGGGCTTACGAAGATTGGGTCAGGTACGATGCTGTGCGCCAACATTGGGACGCGCTCATAAAGCATGTACTTGAACACAAAAATAACCATGCGGTGGTTGAATTCGACACCATACCGTTCTAGATCAGCTCCACCGCCGCCGCCTTGCTGTCTGGTGCAAGGTGGGCATAGCGGAGCGTCATCTTGATATCTGCGTGCCCCAGCAGATCGCGCACCGTGTTCAGCGGTACGCCAGCCATCACCAGCCGCGACGCGAAGTCGTGGCGCATATCGTGCCAGCGGAAGCCGACGATGCCGGCATTCTTCAGCAGCTCAAGCCAGGCGGTTTTCACGTCCGTCATGGGTTTGTCGTCTTCACCCGGGAAGATGTAGCCGGTACCGCTCGCCTGGTCGTACCATCCTTGCAGCGTGGCCAGCGCTTCGGCGTTCAACGGTATGTGCCGTGTCTCGCTGGTCTTGGCGCCTTCGCCGGCAATGGTCAGCGTCTTGGCTTGCAGGTTCGCGTCCTGCCATCGCAGGTTGAACAGCTCGCCGCGCCTCATTCCGGTATTGAGCGATAGCAGAACCATCGGCTTCAGGTGGTCGGCGAAGGCTAGGGCGCGAAGGTCTGGCAAGGCCTCTCTGCCGCGTTTTGCGCGCCATTCGTTCGCGCTGTCACGCTCTGCCCTGATGCGTTCCTCGCGTGCGTCTAGCGCGTCCCTGAGGGCTTTGGCTTCGTCTTTCGACAGGTAGCGGATGCGGCCGATCGTATCGACCTTCAGTTGCTTGACCTTCTCCAGAGGGGAGGCGGGCAGGTAGGCCCATTCCACGGCGCGGCTGAATACTCCGCTGATGCTGCCCATCTTGCGGTTAGCGGTGGCGGGTTTGTTGCCACCGTTGAGCCAGGCGGTTCGGATCTGCTCCAGATCGCGGCCGGTTATCTCATCGAGCCGGCGGTGCATGATCGGCTCGAAACTAGTATCGAGCGTGTGCAGCGTCTTCTCGTGGCCTTTGTGGTGGGCCTTGAACCACGGCATATAGTGGTCATCGATGAAGCTGCGCAGGGTAGGGGTGCCAGCACCGCGGCGGCCTTGGGTGACTGCAAGCGGTTCGCCGTGCTTGCGGGCCTCGTTGAGGTACTGCAGCGCCTCTTCGCGGGCCTGCTCAAGCGTCAGGATGCCGACACGGCCGAGTGCCTTCTTGCGGCCACGCGCCCAGGTGACGACGTAGGACTTTGCACCGGCCGCCGTCACGCGCACGAACAGCCCGGGCACGGTGGTATCGTGGACTTCGTATTCCTTGCCGGTGACTTCCAGGCTATTCAGTCGGCGCGCCGTCAGCTTCTCTCGCAC